CTGAGATTTAAGCCCCGTTAATGCGGGGTTTTTTGTTATATGGATATAGCTAAATGTTATTTATTGATGTTGGATTTTTGGGTTAGCATTTGTGTTAATTAAATAAAAGGAGAGTGAAATGAGTGAGATCAAGTGGAAGGAGGGTGCTGTTTGTTATGCGGATGGTGAGCAATGGTTTTGTGGTGGTGATGATAGGTATGAGTTAATTAACAAGTCAACATTATGTATTTGTTATTCATTTCCTGACATGGTTGACCTTTCCAAAAACCTCCAATTAAACGAGCCTCAAGAGGGTTACTACATAACTAAGTCAGAGTTGGACACTGAGGAAAAGTTTAATATAGCTATGGATGCGCTCAAGCTTTTTGGGTTGAAGGGATTTCATTTTAGTGATTGGCCTCTCCAAGATGCTAAAGCGTTTCTTGGTCTTGATAATCACAATTGGCGAGAAGATTTGAGGAGTGATGGCGGGGATGTAAAAGTGACATTCGAGCAGTTAATGGCAATAGGCAGCTTAAAACGCGAGATGATTAAGCGCGAAAAGTCCGCACCTAAAACAGCTCCGGACTTAACTCCGGATATTAGCGATAACGTAAAAAGCCCAAGTCATTATCAACTAATAGAAGGTATTGAATCTATCGAGATTATCGCTCGCTCGATGACTAAAGAGCAATGGCATGGTTTCTGTTTGGGTAATATTCTTAAGTACAGAATCAGGGCAGGTAAAAAAGATAAGTTACAGCAAGATATTGATAAGGCTAATTTTTACGGTGAGCTTTATGAAATGCACAAAGATAAGTGCTACAAGTAAAACGTAACAAAAACAAGCCTCGCAATCGCGGGGTTTTTTATTGTCTGTAATTAGCTATAATGAGTGTTAATGCGAGTTTCGCTAATCATAGGAGGGAAGTCGGTGACTGAACTTAAAAAGCTAGGCAGACCAACAAAGTATAACTTTAGGCTTGCGACAGAGTTAATTAAAAGAATCATGGCGGGTGAGGCTGTTTGCTCGATAATTAAAGACAAGCACATGCCAGCGAATAGCACTCTTTACAAATGGCTAGCAAATAAGCCAATTTTTGCGGAGAGATATGCACAGGCTCTTGAGTTTAGGACGCACTTAAAGGCAGAAGAAAGGCATGCTGTAATCAATGACGCAATCAACAAGATTCAATATGAAGAAATGCCAGAGGGCTTTAATGCTGCTGTATGGGGTAATCTAATCAAGGAGAAGGTTAGAGCTATTGAGTGGGATGCTGAAAGGCTTGCACCGATAAAGTACAAATCAGGCTATAAAGCTGAGGCTAAAGATTTATCACCTGATATCACTATTAACTTCGTTGATGCGGTAAAGCCAAGTGTTGATTGATATACCGCTAACAGCTCCTCAAAAAACATTCTGTCAAACTAGCGAGCCATTTCCAGCAATCATAGGTGGTTTAGGGTCTGGGAAATCTCGTGGCGGAACAATGAGGGCAATACTCAAATTGCTTGAGAATAAAGGCGCAAACATAGGTTATTACATGCCTAGTTACGACCTTTTGAAACTTAGAGCAATGCCAGGTGTTGAGGAAGATTTAGAATCTTTAGGTTTGCCGTTTAACGTAAATAAAACTGACTATTCTATTTCTGTGGTTGGTTACGGGAAAATCATTTTTAGATCTTACGATAGACCGGAGAGAATAGTAGCCTATGAAACATCGGACTCAATAGTCGATGAGCTTGATACTCTACCAAGAGAAAAGGCCGCTTTAGTTTGGCGAAAGATAACGGAAAGGAATAGGCAGAAGAAAAAGAATGGTCAACCAAACACCATAGCTTGCGTTACAACTCCAGACCAAGGGTTTAGCGGCTTTATCTATGAAAAATGGTATAAGAAGAAGCAAGCTGGCTATCAAGTAATAAAAGCGCCAACTTATAGTAATCCATACCTACCGGATGGATACATTGAGCAGATAAGGGCTAACTATGACCCATTACTCGCTGACATGTACATTGAAGGTGAAATAGTAAATCTTAGCGACAAGAAGGTTTATCATTTCTTTGATAGGAAAGAGCATCACTCGGATAGGGTTAGGCTTGATGGTGATAGGCTTTATATCACAATAGATTTTAATATTGGTGGTTGTTGCTCTAACGTTTTTGTTATTGATGGAGATACACCGATTGCTGTGGATGAATTTGTTAGTCATGATACTTATGATTTTGTAAACAGGCTTACAAAGTATAAAAATCACAATCTAACTGTTTACCCTGACGCTAGTGGTAAGGCTAACAAGACAAACGCAACAGCTACAGATATCGACATAATAAACAGAGCTGGATTCGCTACAGATGCGCCAGATTCAAACCCTTTCGTTAGGGATAGAATAAACTGCCTAAACTCAAAGATAAGTAAGGATGAATTCCTTGTTAATACCCATCTGTGTCCAGAGTTGACGATAGCGCTTGAACAGCAAGGCTATAACGACAAGGGTGAGCCTGAGAAGTTTAATGACCACCCCGCTATAGATGATTGGGTTGATGGTACTGGCTATTTTATCAATAGAAGATTCCCAATACACAAGCCGATAGCCGCACCAAGAAGGCGAGGATAATGAACAATTTACTAGACGCTACAATTCGCCGAGATGCACAGTTATTGCGCTTCGGCACCTATCTAAAATCAGAATACATCAACCTCACGATGCAAAGGCTTTCGCGTGAAATACCGAGCCTTTTAACTGATTATCAGGACCTATCTAAATTCGAGCAAAAAAAGCTTGCGCGTGAGATTCGAGAGCTAATCGACAAGCGTATGACTTTAATGTTTGAATCAATTACCAAAGAATTGCACGGCATGACAGCCGAGGAAGCGGAGTTTATTGAGGGTCTATACGAAGACTTCACAGGCGCGGTATTTGCCTCAGTGGTAGCCACTACAGCGATTAAGGCGGCAGATGGTGCGATACTGTCACTAGAGAAAAATATCGGTAAAACCGTTGGTTTATGGTCTGAATTGATAGAGCAAAACAAACTCACCGCAATCAAGGAAGTTGATGCGATTGTTAGGGATGGATTTAGAGCTGGACGGACGCTAAATGATATGGCTGTAGATTTGCGCGGTACTTACAACAAATCAACAAAGTCGTATATGGGCGGTATCTTAAACGGTGTTAATGCGAATAGGGCTGAGGCACTTGCAAGAACTGGCGTGAGTCATTATTCGAATAGGGCAAGAGATTCATTTGCAGAGACCAATAAAAAAATCATTCCTGAGTCTGTATTCTTTGCAACTCTCGACAATAGAACAACAACTCAGTGTTTGCATTTTCATTTGTCACGATGGAAAAATGACGACCCTAAAAAGCCGGTGTTGCCCCTGCATTTCGGTGAGCGGTCAGTGTATTTATTTGCCGGTAATGGCATAGACCCGCTTGAAGGTACTCGTCCTGTTATCGGTGGTAAAAAAGGTGCGGCAGATGAGTTCGAATCTCGCCAAGATAGGACGGATAAAAAGGTTAAATACAAAGGTCGCAAAGATTTAGATGTTTTCACAGTTGACCAAGTAAGCGCAAAAGTTACAGCTCAAAAGTGGCTTGAGAGGCAGCCAAGGTTTTTTGTTGAATCAACACTCGGCAAGACTAGAGCTAAGCTGTTTTTAGATGGTGGATTGAAAATTGATAAGTTTACTAATTTGCAAGGAAGGCCGTTAACTCTCGCAGAATTGAGAGCAACAGCCGAGGGTGAAAGGGCTTGGCGCAGAGCAGGGTTAGATTAGCCGCTATTGCGGCTTTTTGGTTAGGTTGTAATATTTCATAATATCGGTCGCAATCGCAAGTGCGGCGCTACTCTTGACGGCGTGACACCCCACCAAACCCATTAAGCCTTTCATGAGTAACTGTTCCGGTGTTAATGGCTCTCGAAGGTTGAGCAGCTCTTGATTTATGTACACATCCTCCTCACTCTTAATCCAAGCTAAATCGTCTGATATGCACTTAACCTCCCCTACCATTTCGCAAAAGCCCCAAGTAACGATATCACCAACCTTCGGCCAATCACCGGTTGAATTATCTTGCCTTGGGCGCTTGATGTAGTTGGGTAGCGACATAAGATATTCGCAAGTGTAACCAGACTCCAGCCAACCAAGCTTGTCACCATAAAAAGCTTTTCCATTCACAATTTTATATTGCTGGTGGCTAGCAAAGAACTCAGCACCATCTACCCATTTAATTTCACTCATTTCTATCTCCTTTTTTTAAATTCACTCAATATTATTTCAATTTATGCTGATTTTGAAATAACAAATTTGCATAAGGGTATAGCTAAACGGTATTTATGATTTACTAGGTTAAACATTACAATAAGAAAAAATTAGGAGGGTTTATGCTTAACGCTTTAAAGAATTGGATTGGGTTTGGCAGGAAGAAGTCTGAGTGTATTAGTTCAGATGAAATACTTAGAATCACTAATTCACTTAATGATTTTTACTTGTCAATTTATGAAAGGAAAAAGCTGAAATATTACGGGCTTTGCGGATTTGAGATTGAAAGGATAGTCAAGTGCGACTGCGTTATCGCTGGTGTTTATGGCTTTAGCGGTCATTACAGAGTTAAGCTCTTAATGTTACCTGCACCCGAAGGGTTTACTTTTGTTGGTAGGGTGAATGAAGGTGCAGAACTTCCTCGCCGCGTTAGCATTGAGCACATTGATAATAGAGCATAATGTTATTAAACAAACCCCTGAAACTGAATTACTATTAACGAAATTAACTAGGAGAGTGGCATGGAATTAAAAACAGTAAACACTTTTGAGCAATTAGCGTCAAAGTACGCAATTCACAACTTAGAGCGTGAAACTATCGTTAATACATTGGTCGACATGGTAATGACTGATAAGCATCACTCATTAGACCGCTCGACTGATGGCTGCAAGTGTGCTTATATTAACTTTGGAAACGCACTAACTGATGTGGTCGCTAAAACTGACTTTGAAAGCAAGCTGATGGATTATCTGTCGAGCTTTAACTATAACTTTGAATCGGGCTTAAGCTTTAAATCAGCAATTTTAGAGATGGTAAGGGATGAGCTTTACACTCAAATCAAGCAAGCTTGTGATGACTTTGAAACAGGCTATTAACTAACAGCTTTGCACCTTCCCACCAACACCGCTATAATGTTTCTAAATAACATATTAGCGGTGTCAAATGATTAACTACGCAAACAAAAACTACACCCAGGCAGCGCCTTATATTAAACAGGTTGATGACTGTGTTACCGGTGAGCCAGCTATCAAAGCGGCTGGCAATCAACTTATTTACTTACCATCTCCAGCCTGTAGCGATGCAGACCCAATCGAGGCTCAAGAGCGTTACAATCGGTATGTTTGCTCCGCTGAGTTTGACGGAGTGCCATCGACTACGCTTGAGGCACTGTTAGGTGGTCTATCTAACAAGTCAAACAACTATGAAGAATTGCCCGACTCAATGGGCTATATCATTGAAGATGCAGACGGTGACGGCTTATCGTTAGATGAAATGATTGGTATCGGTCAAGCTGAGCTGTTAAAGATGAAATTCTGCGGTTACCTGGCTGAGTACAGTGATTTAGCTGGTATGGGCATCAATGACGAGCAGCTAACCCGCCAGCAAGTTAAAGCTCTCGGCTTGCGCTCATCAATTAAGTTCTATCCCCGCTCAGCGATTATCAATTGGGAATATCGCAGGGTTAACGGTGTCAAGCAACTGTCAATGATTACACTGCGAGAGGTCGAGACCGACATCAGTGAAGATGGTTTAGAAATCGTGGAGGCGTATAGTTATTTGCGCCTGACTCTTGATGAAAATGGTAATTACTATCAGCAAAAACGCATTGAGGGTAAAGAAAACTGGTCAGAGGCTTTCTACCCTGAGACCCCAGGTGGCGCATTTAACTTCATTCCATTTGAATTTGCTACCCAAGGTAATTACCCAAAAGGCGTTTTACCTGATGCGCTCGGCTACTTGCAGCCTATTTGCTCCAAGACTTTAGCCCGTTATAACGTCAACGCTCAAATGAAAGAGGCATCAAGATACGCTTCAAGTCCTTTTACAGTAACGAGCGGCTGGACCAATCACAGCTTTGAGTTGTTCAAAGAAATGAATGATGGACGCGATTATTTAAGTGTTGAGAGTGGCGCTCACTGGACCTTGCCCGAGGGCGTTACAGCCGAGGTGCTATCATTTGCTTATGAGAAAGACTTTTTCACCACTTATCTAGAGCGCAACGCTAAAGAGATTCGAGCGCTAGGCGGTGCTTTTGAAGTCGATATGCAGCAATCTGAAAAGACGGCCACAGCGGCGGTCATCGAGTCAGCAGAGCGTTTAAGTGTATTGTCATCATTGCAAAGTGGACTTGAAAAAACATTTAACCGCCTAATTAAATACTGTGCAATGTTTGAGGGTCAAGATATTGACGCTAACATTAAACTTAATCGAGAATTTATCGGCGTAAAATTGACACCGCAGGAGCGTGACGGTATCAGGAACGATTACATTCAAGGTCTAATTAGTCGCCAAGAAGCGCTGAGACAGCTTGAGCAAGGCGGAGTATTAACTGTTGAAGCTAAGGCTTTAATGTCTGAAATTGATATGAGTGGCGAATAATCGCAAATTTAAAATAGGAATGAAAATATGAACGACCTAGAAATTGAAAAAGAAATTATCGAAAAGGGCTTAACAGCTCCGAGAGTTACGAAGGAGTATATTGAGTCTTTAGTTGTTAAAGAGCAGTACCATGTATTCGACGGGAGTACATTTACAAGCTGCCTACTCACATTGAAAAATGGCTTCACTGTACATGGTGAGTCAGCTTGTGTAAGTCCTGAGAACTTTGATGCTGAATTGGGCGCTAAAGCTGCGCGTGATAACGCTGTAAATAAAATATGGATGCTCGAGGGTTATTTGCTGCGAGAGAAGCTAAGCTTCAAAGTGTAAATTCGGCAGGCAGTCAGGGCGTGAAGTCCTGACTACCTAGCAAGTATCGGCATTAATGGCGAATAGTTTAACTTTTTAATCAAATACGCTAATATATAAACAAAATCGGCAGTCTGCCATTTAACAGCATAAACTGAGGTTCAGAGATGCAATTACAATACGAAGACTTAAACGAAGTACCGGAAGAATTGAAAGAATCATTTGTTGAATTTAAAGAGGGTGATAAAACCGTTTTTATGCACAAAGATTTAGCTGAGACTAAAAGAGAGTTTTACCGCCAAAAAGGTGATTTAACTCAAGCTCAGCGATTAGCCCAAGAAAAAGCAGAGCGCTTACAGGATCTTGAATCGGCAGAGGCAGAACGCCAAGCTGAAAAAGAGCGCTTAGAGTTAGAAGCTAAAAAGAAAAACGGGCAGCACGAAGAAATACTTGAGCATTACAAAACTCAAGCTGAAAAAGAAAAAGCCGAGCTGCAACAGTTGGTTGATAACCTTCAAAACAGCATGAAGGCTGAAAAGAAAACCGCAGTTGTAAATGATTTAGCGGCACTCGGCACAGACTCAACGCGCGCAGCATTAAAGCGCTTGATTGATCAAGATTTAGCATTTGCTGACAGTGGTGAGTTAGTGGTCATCGAAAACGGCAAAGCAACAAGTTTAACTATCGCTGAGTACAAAGCGAAGTTAGTAGATTTATATCCTTCACTTGTAAGTGAGTCTCACGGCAAAGGTGGGTTTAGTAAGGGCGGCACTGGGTCAGCGTCAACCAAAAACGATGTAAAAAAACTTAGTAATCAAACGCAAGGCTATCTTGCAAATTTAAATAATTAGGAGGCCAAATGGCTACTATTCAAATTACAGATATTTATGATCCGTTGCGCTTTACAACTTTAGCTCAAGAACGCCAAGTTGAGAAAAACGCTTTTATTCAATCAGGTGTTCAAGTTGCCAACTCTGAGCTGTCAACACTATGTTCACAGTCTGGTTTTTCTGGCGATATTGATAACATCAAGCCGCTAGAAACTAACGAGCCAACTTACACCAATGACAATCCAGCCGATAAGATTGTCACATCAAATCTTGGCACTCAACAATTAAAGTATCGCAAAGCAGCTCGCGCTAAAGCATGGGCAGCGATGGATTTAGCTCGTGGAATCGGCTTGCAAGACCCTATGACGGGCATTACAAACCGTATTGGCGACTATTGGGCTACCGATAACCAACACCGTTTAATCTATTCTTTAATGGGTGTTTTAGCTGATAACGTTGCAAATGACGGTGGCGACTTAGTACACGATGTTGCAACTGATGCGGCTGGCGCAATTACTGACGCTGAAAAAGCAAGCGCACTGAATTTCATTAAAGCTCTTGAGTTAACTGGTGATAAGCTTGACATGATTTCAGCTTTCGGTATGCACTCAAGCGTTTATTATGGCTTGTATGCAATGAACTTAATTAGCTTTGTTCAAGACTCAGAAGATTCAAGCTTTGCTACATTCCAAGGTAAACGTGTTGTTGTTGATGATGCGCTAGTTGTTGTTCAAGGCACTAATCGCCCTAAGTACACATCAATTCTATTCGGTGCTGGAGCTGTTCAGGCTGGTGAAGGTAATATGCCAAATACGTTAGCATCTGAGATGTACCGCGACCCTGACTCAGGCTTCGGTGGCGGTCAAACTAAGCTTTACTCGCGCCGCACTGATATCATTATGCCAGTTGGTTTCAGCTTTGTTGGTGCCTCGGTTGCTGGTCAATCTGCTACTTATGCAGAGTTACAAGCTGCGGCAAACTGGGATCGAGTATGGGATGCCAAAAACATCCCTATCCGCTTTTTGCAGACCAATGCTTAAGTTATTGATTTAAAGGGCTTTTAATTAAGCCCTTATTTTTTGGAGTAAATTAAATGGCTAAGAAAGAACAAACACACGAATCTCTAATTACTGCAATCACTGACGCTGAGAAAGCTCTTGAAGTTGCAAAAGCCGAATACAAAGAGTTCTGCAAAGACAATCCGCTTCAAATGCCAAAGCAGCCGACACTGCACGAGCTGCGATTGATGCGTGAAAAGAATGATAAAGCCTCACTTGCTGAGCATCAAAAGGCAAATGCGCTAGCTGTTAAAGCTGCTAAGGCTGAAAAATGAAATCACAACAAGCAATCAAGGGTTACAAACTAACAGCTAATACGCCGGTTGATATTTTAGAAACCTTTGGTGCCCCAGTTGTTTTGATTCAAAATCAAGGCACAGGAAGCGCAAGCGTAATAATGAACGAGGGTGAGCCGTTAGTTATTGACGGGGCTTCATTTAGTTTTCAGCCATTAGTGCCGCTGGTTGGCGTCATTGAGGCTAACGCCTCTGACGTCATAGTTTTCGCTTAGCTCGGGTTTAAATTTATGAATATATCAGATTTTTACGCTGACTATATGGCTAGGATGCTCGAAAGTGGTGTAGCAGCTTTTATCATTCAGCCATACAGCGAGGTTAACAAAAAGCGCGGTACGGAATGGGAGGTGTCAAGGTCTGTTAGCTTGTCATCGGTCGGGCAAAAAGTTTACTCTGTTTTAAAGGTTGGCAGTAAGCCGGTTGATTTAAAATCAAGAGTGCTGGGCGCTACAGGTGCCGGTGTTATCGGTCGAGCTTATAAAATACAACCGTCAGACGTTACAATTAACGCATCAGCTACTTGGTACAATTACAACACTAACGGCTCGCCACCGGAGTCAACAATATCAGCACAAACTGACGTAACATTTAATACGCCACTAATCAATCTTGCTGTAGAAGCAAATAAGATACATGCTGATATATTTGCAATCACAAACTCGCAAAATCAAGGGAAAGGATTTACGCAAACTTCATTTGGTGGTAATCATATCCTCAACCCTAATGATGTTATCTTACTTGAGATTGAATCGTTTGACTCGTCACAAACCGCCACGGCTAAGGTTGACATTTACGAAGGGGAGCTTGATTTTTATCCATAATAAAAAAGCCCCTGATTGGGGCTTTCTTCTAACTCTCAACAAATCCTGACTTATCACTAACCACAACACCGCGCCGCTTGATTATCACTCGCTTCATTTTTGCGTTGTTAGCTGCGGCTAATTGCCAAATGCTTTTTTGGCCTGTAATTACAGTGCCGTTTGCTTTGTTAAGGCGCGGGAATGAATCACCAACGTCTAAGCGTCCAACGTTTTTATCGAAATAGCTCATTGTTTATCTCCTGTTTTCGGGTCAATACCTAACATTGCTTTAGCGTGAGCAATTGCGTTTTCTTTTGTTAAGTGAACTAAGCCATCTTTTAATAGGTGATTGCCAGACTTAAAGTCACGCCATATAGAAGACACAAATCGGCTTTCGAAGTGAGGGCATGGTACAAAATACAAATCACCATCTTTCAAACCGCCCTTCTCACCGGCAGCAATCTCAAACCCGTTAACGTTTATGGTTTTGGGTTTAATGCGGTAACTCCCATCAGCAAAAAGCTTTCCGGAAAGCTTATCTTCCCACTTCCCGTCAGAACCTTGATACTGTATTGTTTCACCATCAAGCGCGGCATCAATAAACGGCTTAACCTTTTCGCACCATTCTAAAAATTCTCTCATCTTATCTCTCCAATTAATTTAAAAAGCCACTCACTTAAAAGCGCGAGCGGTATTATCATCAATAAACCTAACCAATTGCCATTTATTGCATCGTTAATAAAACAACCGTATCCAGCGCCAATTGTCAGCACTAGAAACGCTATAATTAAAACCTTCACAGCTCACTTACTAGGTAAGCGATAGTTACTATAAGTGCTGCGAAGTACATGTACTTTCCAATTCGTTTCCAATTAATCACTTAAGCCACCAAATTATAAGTGCAAAAACAAGGCATGAAAAAGCTATCACGCCGACTAAGCCGATAAACATTGATAGAAAATCTTGATCGTTATCGTTTTGATGTTCGTTATTCATAATGAAATTAACCCAGCTAAAAGCAACCCAATAACAATGAATTGCGCAACCATGAATGCCCCTCTCTTTTTAAAGTCTAACTTAAGGTCTTCGTATTTTCTTTCCATGGAACTGCCGTATTCGCGTTCCTTTTCGCAAAACATCTCCATTAGATTAACCTGCTTTTCAGTTACTCTAAACATTGAAATTCTAATGTTCTTGGATTTTATTTCCTCGCAAAGGTTAGCATTATCCTCGCTGAGCTTTTTATTCTCCTTGCGAAGCCTGCTTACCTCCATCACTAGCTGGTCTTTTTTATTTTGATTGTTCATAATAAAATTACCCCAAAAATCACCAGTACACTAATAAACGCAGTGTAACAGTATTTAATCGTCTGATTATGTGCTTTTCTCTCACTTAAAAGCTCGGCAGCAAGCTCGGTTATTTCATCTTGCTGACTGTTAACCGTAATGTTTAACAATAAATTCTCAGCAGTTAGTGAGGTGATTTTATCTTTTTTATCACGCAAAGCCGCTGCTTGCTGTTTTAGCTGTACTCGCTGATTGCGAAGTTGTTTTTCTGTGTTCATGACACTCTCCTTTTTTTCGATAAACAGATACTAGCAGCGAAAGCTGATAATGTTTAATATCGTTTTGTTATAAGCTACAATGAAAACAATATAAACGAATAGGATTGATTATGAGCATGACTTCTGACGGTGTCATCGTTTCGGTATCCCCAGGACTACCAGGCGCTTACACCTTTGCAGCTTATGAAGCTAAAACATACACCGAAGTTGGCGCTGTGGTTGACGTAGGCGAGATTGGCGCTGTGTTTGCTGATGTTACTACGTATAACGTGGCATCGCGCAATGTAGGGCACTTAAAAGGCTCTCGTGATTGGGGTTCAACTCCGGTTACAGTTGATAACATCACAACTGACGCAGGTCAGCAAATCCTAAAAGACTATCACAATGGCAACAACATCAACGGCTATGTATCAATCAAGTTAGAAAACACTCAAAGCGGTGCAGTCGAGTTTTTCTCAACTATGGTTTATTCATTCACTAGCTCGGCTCTTGCCCAGGACTCAATTTATCGTGCAACGGTTGAATTTAGAGTTAAATCAAACAGCTATGTTTATGATTCAGATGGACAGATTGATCCGTGGTTTGACCCTGTCACGTTTGTTATTTTAGGTGGTCAAGTAATCCCTTCGGGGCAAGTAATTTTAGGTAATTAAGGATTAGAAATGGCAATAAATAAATTAGTCATCAACTCATCAACTACTAACGAGATGTTTGATACTGTTAATGGTTTGGTTGATAGCGTTAGCGTTTCATACATGGAAAGCGCACCTACTGGATTTAATTGGCCTGCTTTACTGCCAGAAGTCAAAGCAATCCGCAGCGGTGATTATTTCACAGCAAATTTACGCCCAGAGAATTTGATTGATTTTAGTCAATTTACAAATTTTCAATACGTAGATATTTCGCGCCCTGATAGCAGCGGTGACGGCTTATCTTGGGCTACTGCAAAGAAAAGCATTGGAGCTGCTGTTGATGTAGCTATATCCACATCCTTACCAACTAGAATTTTTGTTAAGGGTGGGGTTTACCCTAGAGGCTCAAGTTTTTGTAATGGAAATGCAACCAAAATGCTAACCTCTGCAATTACAATTGAATCCGCTTATGGTAGGGTGGAAACTGGAACTTTTGATGATTTAACTTGGGCAAAAACAACAGGCCAGGATTTTGTTTATGAGGCATCGAGAAGCAATGCGAATCAAGTTATAAATCCGAAGGTATTGGATGAGCATGGCAATTGCATCACACTTAAAAAGGTTGCCAGCCTAGCTTTATGTAACTCAACTCCAAATTCATTTTACACCGATAACGTTGCTATGTATGTTCATCACATAAATTCTGGCGTTGTGAGTAATGAAAATACCCGAGTGCTACTCAACGCTGTTGGATGCTCAATTAGCGGCAATCATGATTTTTATATTAGCAATGTATTTTTCCAAGGCGGGAATTCTGGTGCTTTGCGAGTTAGGGGTGGAAGTACAAATGTAGTTGTTGCCGATAGCTGTAAATTCAATTATGCGGTAAACGGTACGGCTGTATCGCCGACTGAAATTGATGGTGTTGTGATTTTAGGGTGTAAGCTTTTCGCTGCATTTGACAGTGAATCATCAAGTAACAGTAAGGATGGATTCAACTTGCACATTGAAGGAGCTGTCGAGCCATCAATGTTGACAGTAAGGTGCAGCGCTTTTAAAAATGGTCAAGTTGTAGGCGGGTCACTTTCGTGTAACGGTATAACAATCCATGATGGGTTAAAAGCGATTGACATTGGCAGCACCTGGCTTGGCTCTGTTGGTACAAATGCTGGACACGTTAATGATGGCACACAGGTTTGGCATTTTGGCTCAAAGGCAGGTGTAAGTGGTGGCGATGTGTATAATGGGGGCACTCTTTCAACGGGTGCATTTGGCGCTTGGGACGGTGCTGTTGAGATGTGGCTTGATAGCTGTACCGATGTAGGCTCTAGGTTTGGTGTTTCAGCTTACGGCACAGCTAACGCATATATCCGAAGGCACTCTGGTGTAGGTGTTAAAGATGGTAATGTAACAACCTACTAAGGAGTTAAAATGCTAACACTAGGCGAAAACTCATACATCACGCTCGCGACTTTTAAGTCGTGGGCTGATGCTCGATTAAAAGACTACTCATCGTTTACTGACACTCAAATCGAGGCGGCTGTTGTTGTTGCCTCGGTTGATTTTATTGATGTTAGTTACAAATTCAAAGGTGTTGCATTAGTTGAATCTCAATCAATGCAATTACCGACTGACTTAGTGACAATCGAAAACATCGAAAACGCAGCGGCACAGGCTACATGGCAGGCTTTAAACAATGAATTGTTTATATCACCAACCGCTAACAGCTCGGGGCAAGTAATCAAGCAGCGCGACAAATTAGACGTACTTGAAAGCGAGGTTGAATTTGCAGCTAATAGCGCGGCTTATTATAAGCACTCGACAAGCCTGATTGATGGGTTACTAAGAAAGTACACAGTAGGCAGCGGCATGGGTAAACTAAAGGCGTGCTGGTCATGAGCTTTGATTACGCACAAGCTCGACTAACTGCCGCAAAAATCATTGCTAAATTTGGCGCTGATGGTCAGTTTATAAAGAAAGGTAACGGTGGCGGATATGACGATTTCGGTGATGTTTTACCGCCTGAGCCTGATGCGGTTATTGAGGGTAAGGTCTCGCCTTTGCTTGGGTATAAACAACACGAAATTGATGGTGAGCGCATTCTAGCAACTGACAGTTTCGTATTTTTTCACTCTGAAACTGAGCCAGAAATTGACTATCAAATCACAATTAACGGTGAAACTTACATCGCTAAAAGCATTAAAAGCCTTGAGTCTGTAAGTGGCATCAAGGTTTACACTAAAATTCAATTAAGGAAATAAAGATGGCAATAAATAAGTTAGTTATAAATTCGTCAACAACTAATGAGATGGTGGAAACTGTTAATGGTTTGGTTGATTTAAAAGATGCTCAGGTTATTAATGGTGACACAGCCGTTGCCACACTTGCAACCAAGGCTTTAACTCTTGACGGTCAAGTCCTCATGGAGCGCACGGAGGGTACTGTAAATGAAACTAACAGACCTGTCTGGGTTGATATGAATTACTATTTCAAACCAACTTCAAGCCCGTTGTCAGATATAGATTATCACGGAGTTGATATTTACGGTGACGTCCATGTTGACTCGTACAGCGTGCCGTTAACAAAGGCTCAACTTTACCTATTCGAAAGTAAATCATTTTACAGCGGGCAATCTACAATAAGAGGTAATTACGCTGGATTTCTAGAAGCTTCAAACAATAGTACTGGAACTGTAAAAGATAATTGTGCGCTTAGACTTTGGTCGAGAAACAGATCTACTGGTCATGTAGAAAACCTTTACGGTATCAGAATGACAGCGACTCAAAACTTTGGCACTGTTGATAATAGTTACGGAATTTACTTGCACGACATCTCGGGGGCGACAAATACAGAGAACAACTATTCAATATACACCAACGCGGGTAAAGTTAGGTTAGGTGGAAACACTAGTGTAAATGGAACTCTTACAACGTCTAGCGATTCATTTTCAACCTCGGTAACTTCGGCAATCGACACTACTACAGGTAGGCATTTGAGGGTTGGTGATTTTGGTATAGGTAGTGGAGATCAAGAAAGCGGAATAGATCTAGATACCATTAACGTTTCTAGATCATTTAGCGGAAACAACTTCACTAACGCACCAACAGCAGACTATTACTATATCCGATGCACATATCATTCAAACGACTACTCTGAGCAATGGGCTAGTGGTCTAGCTGGCGCAACTAAAGATAACGTTTTCAGAAGAGTAAAAAACTCTGGCGCGTGGGGCGCCTGGCGTCAACTGGCCTTTATTTAAGTTGAAGCTCAAATGAAATCAATCGAATCCCAATTAGCCGCAATTGCTAAAATGACACGCTCAAAAGGCAAAGACGTTTTTGTCGCTAGTGGGATTCGTGTTGGCAATCAGGTAATTACAGACACTCCAGTTGATAAAGGTCATTTCATTAACAACTGGAATACATCTATCAACTCGATTAGCTATGCAAGCAAACCAGACAATGAAGGTGGCAGCGACTCGATTACCGAGCTTAACGCCACGTTTGCATCGGTTGAGATTGGTCAAGCGGTTACTTTTAATAATCCGGTCGTTTATGGTCCAAGACTTGAATATGACGGATGGTCGCAAAAAGCACCTAATGGCTTTGTCAGAATTAACGCTGACAAATGGCCCGAAATTGTAGCGGAAGAGGTACTTAAAAGACGATGATAAATCAATTTGCATTAAATAAAGCCTTTCTTGAAAAGCTTAAATCAATCACTAACCTACCGATTGCTGTTAGCGGAAGTCAGTTTACTCCGAAGGTTGATCAAGATTACATAGCCGAAAAGGAAGTACCAACTAGCGTGGAAGGTAAAGTCGGGAATGGCTCGGACGTGCAGCGCGGCTTTTATCAGGTTACTATCTGCACAGAGTTAAGAAGGCGAAGGCTTCACAACCTTGAAATTGTTGATTCGATTATGAGCCACTTTACCCGTGGCACTAGCGCAGGTATCGAATTTAACGGTCAGAAAGTATCAATTAGCACGATTCAACCAAGCGGAATCTATAACGATGAAACACATTTGAAGACGGCGCTAACAATACGCTATACTGTTATTGCTTAAACGTATAAGCTTATACTAATTTGTTATATAACACAGGAAACTGAAATATGTCTAGAACAGCAGACGGAACACTGATTGGAGTCTCATCGACTCTAGCAGCAACAAAAGACGCGGCAGGTTTTGTTGCGTTAACATTTACTGATGTCGGCCAAGTAGTCGATATCGGCGAAATCGGCGCAACCTTTGCAGACGTCACAACTTATAACCTATCAAGTCGTGACGTTGTACACTTGAAAGGCTCGCGTGATTGGAATGAAACGCCTATCACTGTTGATAACGACCGCACTGATGCAGGTCAAGTCATCTTACGCGACCATCACAATGAAACCAAAGTTGATGCCCGAGTTGCAATTAAGATTACCCACCAAAATGGTGACGTTGAATACTTTGAAACGCTTGTTTACTCGTTTACTAGTGCAGCATTAGCTCAAGATACGATTTATCGTGCAAACGTTTCGATGCGCATCATGTCGGGTACTTACGTATTCGTTGCAGCGTAAAAACTTTCGCGGGTAAAAGCCTAGGCCGACAGCTTCATCCACTGTCACCCGCTCTTTTTTAGGATGAAACATAATCGCAAGGTATGAAATTATGGCTAATATTTTATCAATTTTTGACACAGAATCAGCGGCAGAAAAAGGCGCTACGTTATTGCTAAAGCATCCGTCAACCGGTGAAGTTGTTTATGCTGATAAAGCAGAAAAAAAACCTCTATCAATTACAGTAAAAGGCATTGACTCAAAAGAGTTCGAAAGCCTAGTTGTTAAGCGTGCTCGCCAAGATAGTAAAGGCAAAGCAAAGAAAGACGAATTTGATGTTGAAAAAGAAAAGCTGCGCACTTGTGAGTTGTACGCAAAGTTAACTATTGGCTGGGAAAATTTACCGGTAGATTTTAGCTACGACAAAGCTGTCGAAGTTTACATGCAGCACAAAGATATCCGAGTACAAGTCGGGAATTTTATGGCTGAGCGTGCAAATTTTATCGAGAGCTAAGTCGAGACTTAGCGAATTATGCACAACACTTAGGGTGGCTTCATAGTCGCCCTAAGTCACACAAGAAAGACGAAAAGCCAAAATCCAGAATTGAGCAGCTAGATAAAAACGACCCGAGACTTGAAATGCCGGAGGCTGATTCTTTTATTGTTAGCGCATGGCACGACTTGGGTTTATTTGATAGCGGTGAATACGGTTACAAGCCGCTCAAATTCGCAGAGATTGAAGCTTATTCAAAATCAGTTGCCCACTTAACGCCCTTTGAGGTCATGGCACTTGTTAAAATGTCAAAGACCTACATTAACGAGCAAAGTGAAGCAACAAATGATTTAGCTAGACCTTGCCTGATGGAGCAAAATGACGCTGAGTTTTATCACAAGCTCAAAGCTTTCAAATCAGAGATAGTATCAAAGAAAATGAGACAACTAGCACAGCAAGCAAAATAAAGCCCTCTAACGAGGGTTTTTTCTTGCCTACTTTTTGGCTATGTGCTTATAACTAAAAACGCTATACTTAACAAAACCACAACAGAGGTGATATATGGCTAATTTAGTCGAGCTTGGATTTAGAGCAGATTCAAGCGGAATTGTTAAAGCTCAAAGAGATATGGACGGCTTGACGAGGGCGGGTGGCAGGGCTGATAAATCAACCCAAAGCCTAACATCGTCATTCGGTAAGCTAGCTGTAGTGGCTGCAAGTGCTGGCGCTGCAATTGCTGGTGGTAGTAAGTTGGTATCAGTTACTCGTCAGTTTGATGTGCTTAACGCGCAATTACTTACGGCAACTGGTAGCGCCTCAAATGCCGCAGCAGCTTTCGAAGGCATACAAAAGTTTGCATCAACAACACCATACGATTTAGCGCAAGCGACTGACAGCTTTGCAAAGCTTGTTAACCTTGGATTAACGCCATCTGAAAAAGCACTTAATTCATACGGCAATACAGCTAGCTCCATGGGTAAAAGCCTGAATCAAATGATAGAGGCTGTAGCCGATGCTACTGTAGGTGAGTTTGAGCGACTAAAAGAGTTTGGCATTAAGTCGCGCAGTGAAGGCGATAAAGTATCATTCACTTTTCGTGGCATAACCAAGACGGTGCAAAAAGAAGCTGGAGCGATTGAAGGTTATCTAATGGCTCTTGGTGAGAATGAATTTGCCGGAGCCATGGCTAACAGGATTGATACTCTTGATGGTCAACTATCTAACCTCGGTGACAGCTACGATACTTTATTTTTAAATATATCAAAACAGGGAGTCGGCGACTTACTAAAAGACTCAGTTAAAACTGGTATCAACGCACTCAACTCAATGAATGATTTTATTGTTTCAGGGCAATTACAACAATCATTTACAATCATGAGTACTAAGTTTAGCGGCTTTGGTGATGATGTAGCTTTAACAGTTAAATACATAACCGAGTTGATTGATCATGCTGGTAAGCTTTGGGCTGATGACGTTAATAAATCAACAGCATTTATGTCTGACGCATTTAGGAATATGCCTGAGAATATCAGAGCTGCAATTCAGTTGATGACTGTTGAGATTGCTTCGCTTGTTGATTATGGTGCGGCTTATGGTCAAGCTTTCGCTGAGGTTTTAGGTGTTAAGTTTGCGCAAGCTGTAGAGTCTGCAAAAGTTTACGGTAAAGCAATCGGTCAAGCGTTAGATCCATTCTCTGATGGTAGTTTCAATCTTGAATCCGAGCTTAACAGACTCGCTGATTTAGCTGTTGATGCCTCAACTAAGATTTTTAATGACGCAAAAAGCAAAGCGGAAATAACGGCTCAAGTTAGGCGCGATTCTATCATCTCGATAATGACCGAGCGTGACGAGGCTATAAAGGCTGCTGATGATCAAATTGATGCGCTCGGAGCTATCGGTGCAAAATACGCAGAGCTTAAAGCTGCTAAAGATGCTGATACAAATGACGCGCTAGCAAGATATAAAACTCAAGCGGATATACTTAACGCGACTAAAAACGATATAAGCTCGCTTATTGATGATATTGACAACTTCGGCGGTGCGTGGTCTAACACAGGCTCGGTTATAGTCGATGCTTTCGGCGGTATATCTGACGCGCTAAATGATTACGGCTCGCAGATGGTCAAAATTGATAAGCTGCAAAGCAAAATTAATTCAGAGCGCAAAAAGAAAGGCGCTGATACTGTAGCGCTAGATAAAGCGCAGATGAAACTCAATAATCAAAAAGCGTCTGCTGAGATTGCGAATTATAAAAACCTGGCTGGTGCAGCGGCAGGTATGTTTTCAGAAAAAACCGCAGCAGCTAAAACTTTCCACGCGATAGAAAAGGCGATGACAGTAGCTGAGATTGCCATGTCATTCCAGAAAATCGCAGCAGGACAAGCAGCAACAGCGGCTCATGTAGCACAGGAAGGCACCAAACAAAGCGCTAACGCTTTAACAGCTATTACTAGTGCATTTGCAGCGCCATTCCCTGTTAATTTTGTGGCTGGTGCGGCTATGATTGGCATCATGGCGAGCTTGTTAGGCGGCTTTAGCGGTGGAGGTGGTAGCTATACACCACCCAAAGAAGGCGGCACAGGTACAACGCTAGGCGATAACTCTGCAAAATCATCATCCCTTGGTGACTCATTTGAGCAGTTTGAAACAATACAAATTGATCAACTAGCTGAATTGCGCGGAATCAGAAGTGCGTTAACTGGTTTGTCTGGCGGTATTGAGCGACTAACTAAACAGTTTGTTACCGGTTTAGATTTTGGCGATACTGGTTACGCCGGCCAACTTGGTAAAACACAAAGCGGCTCTGGCATTATTAACATCGCTGAAAAACTTGGTCTTAACAAAATTCTAGGCTCATTTGGTGATAACATTATCGGCTCAGTTCTTGGTGGATTCTTCGGCAGCTCGAAGAAAAAACTAGTTGATAGTGGCATATCATTCTTATCTCAATCATTAAGCGAAGTATTCAACTCAGGCGCTCTTGCTGCTGAGATGTATCAAGTTGTCGAGACAACGAAAAAGAAATTCTTTGGCTTATCTAAAAAGACAAGCACCAACACAAACACAAGCCAAATCGACTCAGAAATCAACAAGCAGATGGCTGAGATTTTCGGGTTTATCGGTGATTCTGTCTCAGCCTCGATTGCTTCGCTCGGTCTAGGTACTGCGGCAGAAGTCGAAAAAATGCTTGCATCATTTCAAGTTAATTTAGGCTCAATCTCATTTAAAGATAAAACGGGCGATGAGATACAGCAAGAGTTGGAGGCGATATTTAGTCAGCAAGCCGATTTAATAACAGCTCACGTTGTACCAGCAATGGCTGAATATCAAAAAATGGGTGAGGGTCTGTTTGAAACACTGCAGCGCGTAGCATTTGAGCAGGCTGTGTTTAATGATGCCATATCAAACATGGGTATGAGCCTAAGCGACCTATCTAGCGTTATGCAAATCGAGGTGGCTCAATCACTAATCGAGTTAACGGGCAGCGCTGAGAGATTCGCAGAATTAACGAGCTCATACTTCGAAAACTTTTACAGCGAGTCAGAGCAGCTATCAATACTAGAAGGCTCGCTCAGTGACGTATTTGAATCTCTCGGTTTATCGCTTGTCACTTCAAAAGATGAATTTAGGAATCTTGTCGAGGGTATCGACTTAACAACTGAGGAAGGTCAAAAACTATTTGCGGCTCTAATGGAAATCAATCCAGCAATGGCTGAATATATTGATGCGCTCGAGGATTTAGCAAAAGACAAGCTTGACTTGCAAATCACGTTACTCGAGAAGCAAGGTAAATCAGAGGAAGCGCTGGCTTTAGCTCGCAAGCTTGAACTAGAAAGTATGGACGAGTCACTGCACGAGTTAATGAAACAAATTTGGGCGCTTGACGATGCCGCTAGAGCTGAAAAAGAGCGAGCTGCGGAACTTCAAAAAGCTCAGCAACTTTTAGACCAACAAACAAATTTACAAATCAGATTACTCAAGGCTCAAGGCGATTCAAGTGCGGCCCTAGCGCTTAGTCGCGAAATGGAATTAGCTCGCACTGATGAATCATTACACGCACTACTTAAAGAAATTTGGGCGCAAGAGGATTTAATTAAATCTCAGGAAGAGTTAACAAAAGCGCGTGAAGCTGAGCGCAAAGTTTTAGTCGATAACATTGCATTTGCTGAGCAGCAATTAGATAAAGCGCTTAAGGCTGAGCTTTTAAAGCTTGATGAGTTGAGCCAAAAGTCTAGAGACAGATACAGCGCAGAGATAGAGCTAATTAATGAGCAGCAGCAGGCTAGTGAGCAGTTATATCAATCATTACAAGATAATGTTAACAACGCAAAAACTGCTTTAGAGTCAGCTAGAAGCGCTGAGATTGACAAGATAAATAAAGTTGCTGACACTCAGATGCAAGCGCTTGAAGCTCAGCTTGCCGGTGTATCTGCAGCTAGAAATGCTTACAATGACTTACTTTCATCACTGCAAACTAACTTTGATAATTCAAAATCAATGCTTGAAAAATCGCTTGATGCTGAGCTAGCTAAATATGATGCGCTAGCAAATGCAGCTCAAGAAGGTTATAACGCAGAAATTGACGCAGTTGAATCACTAGCAAATGCTAGATTATCAGCGTTAAATGATGAGCATTCACTCGTATCGCAAATCGCTGGCAGCCTTGGCGCGGCATCGAAACAGTTTACAGCTAACGAAGCGCTGGCAGCAGCAAGGGCTGGCGATTTTACTAAAGCTCAAAATATCGGTGAGCTAGGAAGTTTTAGCAACTCAACTGACGCAATGATAGCGGCGGCTAGGGATGCGTTTGCTAAGTCAGAGATAGGCAATCTTGCAGACTCAAGGCTAAGTGATATCGACAGACAGATAGCGGCAACTGAATCAGCGAAAGAGGCCCAAATAAGCTCAGCCAAAGCGATGCTTGACGCGCAGCTTGCACAGATAGAGCTAGATAAAAAAGCCACAGAAGATGAAGTGAAGGCAATTCTTGGTCTTGATGATTCGGTGCTTTCGCTTGATTTAGCTATCATTGAGTTTCAAAAGGCTCAGGCTGAACTTGAGGCGGTAACAGCTAGCGATACACTGCAAAAGCTCACAGCTCAAGAGGAGTTAATTAAGCAGCAGATAGAGCAAGCAAAATCTGACGCGCAAGCACAGATTGACGCTATAAATAAACAGGTTGATGTAGCTCTCGGTATTGATGAAAGTGTAATGTCTGTTGCTGATGCAATCAACGCTCTAAAAGATGCACAACAAGAGCTAGGTGATTTTACGAGTGAGGATTTTGAAGCTTTGCGGGCGCTAGCTCAGCAGCAATTAGACGCTGAACTTAAAGCAATTGAAGATCAAAAGGCCGCGCTTCAAGATCAAGTTGATGCAATTCTAGGCATTGATAAGTCGGTGCTGAGTATTGAGGATGCTATCAAACTGCTTGAGAGTGAGCAGTCGGCACTTGCTGAGTTTGATAAAGCAATACAAACAAAGCAAGTTGAAACACTCGTTGAAGTCAAAGATGCAATCATAACGATTGGTGATTATATTCTTGATTTGAGTGGTGATATTCGCGCAATTGCTGAGCCTATAACAATTGGTGATGTTGTTGATAAAGGTCGCGATGATATTTGGCCAGACCCGACCATTCCACCAAAACCAAGCCTTTATGAATCACAGCAAAATAATGCTATAGTTAACGAATTAAAAGAGCTACGAAAAGAGTTAGATAATGCAAATCAGCAAATTGTTGTTAATAGCTCTAAAACAGCTAATAGTGTTAGAAAGCTTGAGTATCTACAAAGCGAGGTCGCTGAGCAGTGATTTTTCTTAAACCGATGACAGTTACGACTGTCAAATTAAATTCATCAATCCCTGAGCCTGATGTGGCTCAGGGGGAGGTGGTATGGAGCGCTGGCACTTACAATCTTGGCCAGCGCGTAATTAAAACATCAAATCACAGTGTTTATGAAGTTGTTGCAGACCCATCGACAACGGATGAGCCAGAGGTGGGCGCAGCAAAAAAACCCGCAACTTGGGTAAGAGTCGGCGCAACTAATCGTTATAAAATGTTTGATGTGACAAATAACACATCATCAACTGGCGAAGATATTGTAATTGAGTTTACACCGATTGAGTTAGTTAATTCAGTTGCATGCTTTAACGTGCTATGCAGTAGCGCAACAGTGAAAGCGTTTAATGGCGCTGGAGCTGAGATTTACAACAAAGAAATAGAGCTTAAAACTCGCCCGCTTGTTAACGGATGGTTTAACTACTATTACAGCGGATTCTCTATCATTGATAAATTCGTGCTGATAGACTTACCACCAATAACTGACGGGAAAATTCAAATTACATTTACCGGTGGCGCGAGTGTCGGGACTTGTGTTTTTGGTGAGCAGGTAGCTATCGGTGACGCTCAATGGGGCACTGGAGCTGAGCAGCTAAATTTTAGACCTGTTAACGAAGACCAGTTCGGCAACCTATCATACGGCAGTGGCTTTAAAGCTAAATTGGTGAATTACGATATCATGGTTGATACACCGCTGCTTGATTCTGCTTACTCCAGCATATCCAGCTTGGGTGACTATCCTACTGTATTTATAGGTAATCCATCATTAATAGGTGACGTAACTCTAGCTTATGGCTTTGTGCGAGATCTAAATGTGACGTACACTACACCAATCAAATCAAATATATCACTAACTGTACGAGGGGTGATTTAATGCCAACTTTACCAGATGCGCCGCCTGTTTTGCCATTGCTACCTGATGCACCAAATAGCGCGACAGATACACCAGCCCAATTTGACGTTAAAGCGAATAACCTTGTTGACGCTCAAGTCTCGCAAGTGCCACAAAATAACGCGCTCGCGACTTGGGAAAATACAACAGCAACGCAAGTCTATAATAATGCAGTGGAGGCGAGCACTAGTGCGACTAATGCGGCTTCAAGCGAAGACGCAGCAGCTTTAAGTGCGACTTTTGCAGCGCAATCGGCCAATTTTCTTGGTGAGTGGTCAACTGCCACAGGTGCAGCAACTAAGGGTGCTATCGTAATTAATAACGATTTTAGATGGCAGCTAAAAGTTGATTTAGCTGATATTACGCTGAGCGAGCCAAGTACAGGTAACGCTGATTGGCTTTTAATTGGCGCAAATAATCGCGTAATCGTTTTAGCTGCTGCGGAAACATTGACAGCGCTTGCAGTTAACGAGATTCAAGCTACTCAATCAAACCCGCTCCCACCCGCTAACAGTGTTAGTGCTGGCACTATTTTAACTGTAACTGTAACTGACTCAAATCAGGGTATTGTCACAACACATTTGGTTAGCGGCTCTGACACAACAACGGATTCAAGCGGTAATAGTGACGGATTCGTGATTAACTGGTCGGATGGCGGCTCAGTTAATTTTATTTCAAACGGTTTAAATAACTGGAGGTATTAAAATGCCAAGCAATATAAGTATAAGTGGCGGGAGTTCTTTTGCTGATTATTTTGAGGATGGCGCTGTGTCGTCACCAACGTCAAGCACATCCGCCGCGGGGGTAATTATAGATCTTTCGGGGAAAGGTGTTGCGAGAATTGGTACGACAGGTGACGCTGTTATTGATATGGAGATCGACGGCAAGGCAATTTCTGGAGCCGCACTAACTAGTCTAGTGACTCAAAATCCATACGGAGATAGGTTTGCTTTTGAAAAATCCATCAAGGTAACAAGGGTGAATGCGTCAGCATCAAGCATAACTTGGAGTGTTTTATTATGATTACAGAGCAAGATTATGCGGATGCTTTAGTTAGATTTCCTGACTTCGACCCGATGAAGCATGATTGGTTTATCAGGCGAGGTAAAATAGTTGGTTTTGTTGCAAAGCCTGAGGAAGCGCCAAAAGAACCAGCGCCATAAATAAAGCCCCTTTCGGGGCTATTTTTTTATCTTACCTGCCAAATCAACAACAAAATAGAATGACAATATCCAGGTAAAAGGCTCGCTCAGCACATCTTTCATGTAAATCATCAAATCATTTGATAGTTGTAAAAGCGGTTTAGCTTTTATTTTAGCTAAGTTTTCACTTGCAACTATTTCAGCTAGCGTTTCACCGTCCACATTAAAAAATATGTATAGGTGATAGCTAACAGTTGAGCACAACCAAGTGAAGCCGTACAAAGCAAAACCAATAGTCAGTGATATTGCTATAAACCTACGCGCAACACTTAAGTGCTTTGTTGCTGCGTGGTAGTTAAGTATAAAATCAGCTCTTTGCTGCGGAGTCCAATCGGTTCCGGCGATTTTTTCTATGATGCCTAGCGCGGTATTTCCTACGCCTTCAAAGCCTAAAACAGCCCTTAAACCATTAAGCCAGCTCATTGCCATTCACCGTTAGCCATTTGATTTGCTAGTTGCCTTGCTCGATTACCTACTTGCTCAGCCCACACGCTATCAAGCATTTCGTAAGATGCCTGTTCAAAATCTTCTTCGCGAATCGCTGCAAGCATGTTTTTGAACTTAAACAATCCACTCATGCCAATGTTAAATGCCATATTAATCAAAACTGCTTTTCGTGCATCATTAAGCTTAGAGTAAAAAGGGAACTGAAACGGCAATGAGTTGATGATTTTATTGATATCACTATCAAGCAACATAAACGCCTCTTGCTCGCTGATGCCAACATCGTCTAGGTTGCGCCCTACTCCGATGGTTAACTTGCCAGACGTGCATTTGTACGGCTTTAATCTCAAACTTTCATGCGCCACAAGTTGATCTTTAATTTTATCTTTAAATGTCATTTTCATTGACTCCGAACGATTTTAAATAAAGTTTATGCTCAAGTTCCCGGCGCTTTTTCGTAAAAATCTCAGCGCGTTTTTTTGCTGATGATTCCGCCGCTTTTTTGATTTTCTTAATGCGCTCTGCATTTTCAATTAGCTCTTGCTCTGTCATTGGTAATCTCGCTTAATTATTTTCTCGGTTTTATTGTAACGCTCAGCTAGTTTATAGCCGCTCTCAGTCAACTTGTAAAATCCGCAACTCTCGACAATTAAACCTAAATCAATTAAGGACTGATTAAGCGGTGATGCTACCTCTTTACATCTGATTCCACCGACCATTGCAGCCATTTCGATTAACTTTCTTATTTGCGAATTGCTTAACTTTTGATTTTCCATAAATAAACCTTACAAAGTTGAGCCAAAGCCGCCTTTACGCTCTGAACTTGAAACAGGGAAAACACCGCTCACATATTGCATTGGCACTAGCTGAGCGATTCTTTCGCCTTTCACTAGGGTCACTGCGACAGTGTTTAAATTGGTGTACATGCACTTAATTTCATCGCTAAAGTCTGAATCAATAACACCGACTGAATTAGCTAGCAGTAAGCGCTTTTTAAGTGCGACGCTAGAGCGTGGAAATAAAAGCAGAGTAATTCCTTTAGGTAAACCGCTTGGCACATAAGCACCAGTAGAAACTAAAACCGTTTCATTTGGCTGAATTGTTACAGTATTGGCGCAAACTAAATCAGCTCCAGCGCTCCCGCTTGTTTGGTGTGTAGGTGTCATGTTAATTTGATTCATTTTGCATTTCCCATTTTGATAAGTAATCCCAAGCGCTTAAGCGCTCAAAGTATTCGCCAGCAGTGTGCTCGCTGAATTCGTAATTGTACGGCGTAGCAATCCAGCCAACATTAACAAAGTGTAAATCATTAAACTCATCTATCATTTTGATGTGCTTAGCGTTTAAAAACTCAGTTAAATCGGCTTGCTTGTATCGAGCTTGAGTGTCGACTTGCTCGCATTTCATGTACTCTTGGCCGTCTTGCCTGCGACCAAAGACAACTAGCAATATTGACCATTTAAATGCGCTCTTACTCATTGCTGTAGCTAGAGTTAAACCGACCGCTACATTGCTACCAGTTTTGATGTTAATCATCTTTACCGATTCTTCACCGCCCGCTAGGGTGTGAATTACCGCTAAATCTCTTACTGCGTGATTTGTCATCTTTATAGCGCGTAAGTTTGAATTGTGTTTTTTTCTCATAGCGATTCTTTCCAGCTAACAATGAAATTACCATCCAACTCATCAATAAAAAAACGTCTTAATGGGTGTTTGGCTGAGTTGATGGCTCGAACTGCTACTGAGCGAAGCGGAAACTCAATGCAAAGTCTACCCGCTTTAATTGCGTTTTTTAGTGCTAGCTCTGGGTGATTTAGATTCATATTAAAACTCATTTCATTCTCCTGATTAAGTTACCAGCTAATCTTATGAAACAAACTCGACACTGTGAAATAACATTTAGTTATAAGCATATAAATTTTAGACAAGAAAAAACCCCATGACGGGGCTTTTGATTGGAGAATGTAACTGTTTAACTCATTATGCGTGGATTCCGACAGTCCATAAAAAAGGTTAAAAAACGGATATTGCCGGCGCTTTTAAATCGCATGAGTAGCACGATTAAGGTTAAAGCTTATTGTAATTATTCAAATTCGTCAAGAGGAATAATAAAAGCCTCAACTCTCGGATTATCCCTATCAATGCCACCGAACTTTTCAGAGTTCATCACTATAAAGTCAGTGTTGTCATCCTCAAGTAATCCGCACTCGACAATAGCATCTTGAAAAAACTTCTTAACTGTACCAACAAAATTATCCAAATCAGACAGCCTAGCGCTAGCTGAGTAATAGACATATTTAATATGCACCTTTGAATCAATCGGATCAAAAACCTCTATCTGAGGCTTTACAAGGCGCTTAAATTCAATCTTTGCAGTGTTACTTTCCCTATGATGCGCGTTTCTGTACCAGTTGACACTTAACGAAGGGTTTT